TTCTTCACGAAATATGCCTTCTCGTGCATCGTCAACTCCAGGGTCCTATCTACCAAAGCTCTCAAAGGTGGGATAGCACTAACCATCTTTTCCAGTCCTAACGCGATACCACGCATCATTGAACCAGGCTGTACTCCTACAGGCGGATTGATTATGTATCCAAATTTTGCCATGACTCTCCCTGGTTTGGGGCCAAAGACAACACCTTCTTTCGTCTCGTACAAACGACAAGAGCAGAACTCGACCTCGTGCATATAGCGCCTGTAAAGCGCTTCGCTATCGAAGCCTAATTCCGCCATTCCTTTTTGCCAGGGGAACTCGACCCACTCAGAATGTCTCATGCAGTTATCATCTCCCTGCACTAACATCCGAATGGATCTCCGCGCTGCTTCGACGGACTTACCAGTCCATCGGCAGTACAGAAAAAGGTGGGACAACGCGTTGATTATAGAGTTCATCAACGAGGTGTAAGGATCCCCACTCTTCCGTGTTCCGTCGCATTTGTACCGCCAGCCATGCATGGTGGATCCATGTGTCTTGATGTTGGCTGTCATGAGCTCGAGAACTGCTCTCGGGGCTCCAAATTGACGGCACAACCACACTTCATACTCACACCAAGGCCTGCGGATGGAACAGTCGAATTTTCCCAGGTCGTCTTCCAACCATGGGCCTGTTCCTTCCGAGATAAACGCTGCGGCTTTCTCAGCAGACACACCACTCGTGAAGCACAGGAAGTTGTCAACTCCCCACCGACGCTTCAACATGTCCTGTAGAGCCATAATCCATGGCCCCACGATACATGTGAACTCGGGTTGTGCTCCTTGAATCAGGCGCGGCGCTTTGTGTTTGCGCCCCAGCTCCGACTCATAGAGGTCGTTCTCGACCTTCACGAAAGAAGATCGGTATGTCCACTTATAAAGATGGCTTCTGCTCAGAGCCGAAGTTTCGTCGAAACCCTCTGAGACCAGTCTAGCCATAGTTTTTGCCAACATGCGTTTGACACTAGGTGATGCGTTAGACCTACGCAAATACTCATCGAACGTTACACTCTTGACATTATGCATCTTAGGGAAAAGCCAACGATGATTGACTTTACACCATTTCAAGCACTCCTCCAACGTCTCTTCTTTGGGTTCGACCGTTTCCGCCAGGACTCGGGCCTTCAAAGATTGATACTCGTTGTGTTGATTGCTAGCAAAAGCTGTG